CAAAGCGGAACAAATTTGTTCCGCAGAAATTCCTCAATAGCTCAGTCGGTAGAGCATGCGGCTGTTAACCGCAGGGTCGTTGGTTCGAGTCCAACTTGGGGAGCCATATTTGAGAAAAAAGTCCGAATATTCGGGCTTTTTTCTTTTATCCGGAGAAATTTGCAGCAGAGATTTTCTTGCAACTTGCTTGACAAATTTCTGCTGTTTCGTTACAATAGAGATAATTAATTTCAAGAGAACGGAGGAAATCCAATGAAACAATGCATGGATGCAGACAACTTACACCGTCGCTTAAAGAAAATCATTGGTCAGGTGCAGGCGATTGACCGTATGATTGATGAAGATGTGCCCTGTGAAGATGTCTTGGCACAGATTAACGCTGCAAAATCCGCCTTGCATGGCTGCGGTAAGGTTGTGTTAGAAGGACATATCAAGCATTGCGTGCGGGACGGGATTCAGCACGGCGATGCAGATAAAACCATTGAAAGCTTTACCAAAGCAGTCGAACGGTTTTCCAATATGGGCTAAGAATAAAAATACTGTCAGAAAAATTTCTGGCAGTATTTTTTTATTTTTCTCTTGAAAAACCATACCCCCTATGGTATACTATACGCATACTAATACCCATATAGGTATAAGAATAGAGGAGGGGTTCGATGAAACGAATCATGGAAAAGTTGGAAACCCTGTTGGAATGGGGCGGTTTGAAAAAAGAAATCATCCTGCTGGTGATTTCCGGAATTTCCTTGCTGCTGAGCCTGTTTCACATTCCACTGCCGTTTTCGATTGCATGGGTTGCCGATTATTTTAGAAGCCATCATCGGGCTGGTCACAGCGTTTGACATCAAAGCCGATGTTCTTGTTTCTTTGGCACTGGTTGCATCTATCTGCATCGGAGAACATTTTGCAGGCGGAGAAATTGCATTTATCATGCAGCTGGGGGCATTGCTAGAAGATTTGACCGTTGCAAAAGCTTGTGCAGGCATTGAAAAACTGGTGCATCTGACACCGCAAACCGCACGTGTACTGCGAAACGGTACAGAGAAAATCATACCAGCGGAACAAGTACAGGTGCAAGATTTGCTGCGAGTATTGCCGGGGAAAACGATTTCTGTAGACGGCGTGATTACAGATGGACAAACTTCTATCAATCAGGCAGTGATGACCGGAGAATCCTTGCCAGTGGATAAAACAGTGGGCGATGCGGTTTCCAGTGGTACAGTCAATCAATTTGGTGCATTTGAAATGCGAGCAACCAAAGTCGGGGCAGACAGTTCCATCCAGCGAATGATTCAGCTGGTGCAGTCTGCCGACGCTGGAAAAGCGAAGATTGTCGGTTTGGCAGACCGCTGGGCAACATGGATTGTTGTAATTGCTCTGACCGCTGCGGCACTTACATGGTTACTGAGTGGGCAGATTATTCGAGCCGTTACCATCTTGGTTGTATTTTGTCCGTGTGCCTTGGTGTTGGCAACCCCAACCGGCAATTATGGCAGCCATCGGAAACGCAACCAAACATGGTTTCTTGGTGCGAGAGGGCGATGCCTTGGAGCGGCTTGCAGGCGTTACGAAAATCATGTTTGACAAGACCGGAACATTAACCTATGGAACACCGAAAGTCATTGCACAAAAGAGTTTGCTGCCGGAGTGGAGCGATACGGAACTCTATGCTCTCTGTGCAGCAGTAGAGCAGTTTTCTGAGCATCCGCTTGGAAAGGCAATCGTTCAGAGCTACCAGCAGACGCATGGAGCGATTGCTCAAAAAGCAGAGCAATTTCAAATGTGGACGGGCAGAGGCGTTTCTGCACAGGTTTCCGGTGTTTCTGTGCTTGCCGGAAATCAAAAGCTGCACAAGCCGATATACAAGCTGTCTTGCAGAAGGGCTGTACCATGATTCATATTGTTGCAGATGGAAAGTTTGCCGGTTATCTGGTGCTTTCGGATACCGTGCGAACAGAGAGTGCAGGAATGATTGCACAGTTGAAAGAATTGAACGTGCAGCCAGTGTTGCTGACAGGTGACCATGAGAACGCAGCCGCAGCCATTGCTTCACAGCTGCAAATGACAGAGGTGCATGCAAACTGCTTGCCAGAAGATAAAATGCGGTGGATTGCAGACGAACAGCAGAAACAAGAATCCGTCTGCATGATGGGAGATGGTGTGAATGATGCTCCTGCATTGAAAAAGACAAATATCGGAATTGCTATGGGTGGAATCGGCAGCGATATTGCCGTAGATGCCGCAGATATTGCCTTGGTCGATGACGAAGTGAAAGAACTGCCACACTTGTTAGGGCTTTCCAAACGGATGATGGTGACCATCAAATGCAACCTCACCTTTTCCATGAGCCTGAACTTTTTGGCAATCATTCTTGCAATGACAGGGATTTTGAATCCAGTCGTAGGGGCTTTGGTACATAACGCAGGGTCTGTATTGGTTATTTTAAATTCTGCATGGCTGTTAAAATGGAAACGGAGGAACGAAAAATGATGGTTTGTATCATTGGAATTTTAATTGGACTTTTGGTATTGGGAACAGGAATCTACTATCTGCATCAGGAAAAGCATGATTCTGAATCTCGAAAAATTTATGCAATTGTCAGCGTTGTTGGGGCATTGTTGGCAGTTGGTGCAGCTGTTTGGCTGATTTTGGGATATTTGCGGTAAATACAAGCGACAAATCCAGAAAAAGCGTCTTTTTTTCATCGAAACTGAGTGGTTCGACTTGCAAAAATGATGAAATTCCTGTATAATTGTTGGTATAACAAGAACAGAAGGGACGCTATTTTATGAACACACTCCTAACACTCGCATTTCTCTTTGCGGTGGGCAGTTTTCTGGGCTGGTGTCTGGAAGTTGTCTTTCGCCATTTTGTCACGCATAAGTGGATCAATCCAGGTTTTCTGATTGGACCTTATTTGCCGCTATACGGATTCAGCTTATGTATGCTGTATGCACTTGCACGATTAGAACCGTACATACCGATTCAGAATTATATTTTGAAAAAATTGGTGCTGTTTGTGATTATGGCGATTTGCATTACAGCGATTGAATATATTGCTGGTTTGATTTTCATCAAAGGCATGAACATCAAACTCTGGGATTATAGTGACCAGTGGGGCAACGTGCAAGGGATTATCTGCCCATTGTTTTCGTTTTTCTGGTTGCTGCTGAGTGCAACGTATTATTTCTTCATTCACCCATATATTTTAAATAGTCTGGATTGGCTGGCACAGAACCTTGCTTTTTCCTTTATTATTGGATTTTTCTTCGGAATTTTTGTATTGGATTTGGTTTATTCGTTGCGACTGGTACGGCGAATTCGACTGTTTGCAGCAGAACATCAGATTGTGGTACGATTGGAAGAACTCAAGGCGAACATTTTGGCGAGCAAAGAACGAAACGGCGAAAAGCGACGGTTTTTGTTTGCGTTTCGTTCAGGAATCCCGCTGAAAGAACATTTGGAACGGTATTTAGATACACCAAGTGTAAAGCAGCGGTTGAAAGACTTGCGGGAACGGATGCAGAAGAAAGAAAAGTAAATATTATTTGCAGAGGATTTCTCTAAAAATCAACAAGATAAAAGAAAAACGGAAAGCAGTTTTATTCTGCTTTCCGTTTTTTCTTTGATCGGATTGTAAATTTAAGGGAGAATCTGTTTTTGTAAAAATGCCTGACTGATAGCAGCAGCATCTTTCCGGCTGCAAATGGAATACCAAGAACACGTTCCGCAGATATGCGGAAAGATTTCTGTATGCAGAATCTGTTCTTGTACCTGTCGGCGAAAGGCGTTCCAGTCAAGCACATCGCCTTCTCGAAGTCCGCAGCTGTTCAGAACTGCTCGGTCATACCGTTCTACTTGTTCTGCCGAAGAACAGCAGTCGTGGCAGCAGTGCGGACAAGCTGCACAAATACAGTCTGCTCCAACCGTCAACAAAATTTGTGGATTGTGCTGCTGAAAATGCAGCAGCGTTTTTGTCATATGTTCGGTGAAGTTGGCACTGTAACCATGTCCGCAAAAAAAGTTGGAACAAAGCCCATGATGGGGGCGGAGTTTATACGGCTGCATCTTTTTTTGTAGCAACGCCCTGATAAACGAACCGTTTTGGCAACCGCTTTGCAATGAGAATTGCCAGTGCAATCTTTACGCAGTCCGGCAGGATAAACGGGAATACACACCAGCCCAGAGCAGCCATTAGTCCAATGGATTCCACCTTGCTGGTATAAACTTGAATGAACCAAACTGTTCCGAATGTATAGCAGACAATCAAACCAAGAGCCATTGCTGCAATCATAACCGGCAATTTTGTTCCGAGGAAATGCGTAATCAGCCAATAGAGCAGACCGGAGAATAGGAAACCTAAGATATAGCCGCCAGTCGTTCCGAATAGAACCCCGATACCGCCGGAGAAACCTGCAAATACAGGAATACCGATTGCACCGAGAGCGATGTAAATCAAGATGGAAATTGTTCCGTTTTTGCCGCCCAGAATGGCAAGTGCACTGAACACGGCAAAGGTCTGCATGGTAAAGGGAACAGTCAGCGGAATTTGAATCTGCGAGCACACTGCAATGATTGCAGCGAACAGAGCAATCTGACAAAGACTGCGGATGGAAGATGATGACATAGAATCAAACCTCATTTCGTAAACTTTTTATTTTATTTTTGGTTTACGAACAGTATAGCACATTTTTTTTCTGCTGTCAAGAAAAAAATGTAAAATTTTTAGAACTATAACTGCAAACAACGAGCCGCAGGCAACTGAAAAGTTTTTCGGTGCAGCAGTTTTACAAAAATGCTGCCGAGGTGTGGGCGAGTAGCCCACGTTTGCGAAGCAAATTCAATTTTGCAATCTGTTTTTCCTGCTGCAATTGCATTTTTTGAAACTGTCAAATTCGCAATTCGATTATTTCTATGAAACAAGTTGAAAATTCGGACAAGGCAACGGGGCTATTGCAGCACGCTGGCAGGCAAAAGCAGGGGTGGAACCCCCTTTTGCCGGACGTTGAAAATCGTTTTACCTAAGAGTTATTTTTGCATTGTTTTATGCAAAATATTGTTCTTAGAAATACCACCTGAATCCGGTTCGGCAAGGCTGGGGCACATCCCCAGCTTGCCTTGGGAATCGCAATTGCCCCTGCAACCTTGTTCTATCATTATAGCCTTTTGATTTTTGAAGGCAATTGCGATTCTTTCGATCCTCTCTTAGATTTTTGTTGCAATTTATCATGCAGTTTGATTTGCTCCGCAAATGTGGGCTGCTCGCCCACGCCTCGCCAACATTTTTGAAAAATTGTTGGCTCAAAAAACTTTTGTTTTGCCTGCGGCATCTGATACATAACACATTTTGAAAAACAGAAACAGAAAAAGCCCTGATTTCAACAGTTGAAAGTCTGTTGGAATCAGGGCAAAAAATGGAAAATAGTCGGTTAAGTCCCCTTCTGTTGAAACACATCCGAATAAAGCGAAATGGTTGTGGAAATGCCTGTCTGTGAACCGTTCCATACAATTGCAGAAATCCGAGCGTTTTCAATCTCATCTGTTACGCTCAGACAGTCATTCAAATCGCAGGAAACCCAACCAGCCAGCGTGAAAAACTGCTGCATCCAGCCATTTTGAGAAGTTGCCGAGCGAAAATCCAACGCTTTTTGTGGATTGTACAAATAGGAGCGGTCGAATGCAATTTGTTTGTGTCGCAGCTGATAAACTGCAACTGCTTGCGGATTGGTCAGAGAGAATTTATCATAATTCCCATCGACATCCTGCATATGAAAATGGCTTATCAGGCGGCTGTATCGTCGTTTTGTTCCATAAGAAAGCGTCTGTCCAGTCTGAATGTGCAGGCTTTTTGCTTTTTCTGGTAGGTGTAAACAAACTTGGTTGGCAGTTCGAATATACGGATACCGTTCCAGTAGCTTATAGCATAGCGTCACAACGCCATCCCAGACAGGAATATGCTCATTGAAATAGACATAGTTGGTGGAATCGCTGTTGGATTCCCATGTGATTTCTGGTGGAAATTGATAATAGCCGGACAATAGACTGTTGATAGAGAGGTTCGGATAAAGTCCGGGTGCAAGCTCGCTGTGTAAGAGCAGTTTGGTAAATCCGTAGGATAACAGTGAAATCGTTGTAACAGATGTATTTGTCTGTACCGTGAGGGTTTCAACCGTTCCTTCATGAACAACTTGACTGCCATTCTGTACGATGACTTTGCAAATCGTCCCGAACTTTTTCAAACCATCTGTCTGAAATTGTGCGGAAAAGATCGTATAAGGGGTGTAAACCTCTTTTTTTAGCTGAAACTGTAAGATTTTTGAGAATACATAGGAAGCCCCACTGGTATTAGAAAGCGTAATGGTCAACGCCATAGAAACACACTCCTTTCTGATTTTTGAGATTGGTTGCTGGGAACGAGCCGCAGGAAAAATGAAAGTTTTTCGGTGCAGCAGTTTTTCAAAAATGCTGCCGAGGTGTGGGCGAGCAGCCCACATTTGCGAAGCAAATTTGTTTTTGAGATTTGGCTTTCCTGCTGCAATCGCATTTTTGAAACCATCCAATTCAAATAAAGTTAAATGACGAGAATCAAGGTTACAAATTCAGACAAGGCAACGGGGCGATTGCAGCATGCTGGTAGGCAAAAGCAGGGGTAGAACCCCCCTTTTGCCGGACGGGAAAGACCGTTTTCTCTAAGAAGAACAAGCTATTTGTGTATGATTCGACCAGCTGGGGATGTGCCCCAGCCTTGCCGAACCGAATTCGAGTGGCTTTTCTAAGAGCAGTGTTTTCAGTCACAAACCGCAGGAGAATAAAAGTTTTTTGATCCAGCAATTTTTCAAAAATGCTGGCGAGGTTCAGGGCGAGTAGCCCTGATCGCTGCCCGCAGGCAGCGAAATCCCCGTGCCATCCTTTTGGCACACGGAGGGGGTGGTGAGAAAAGCGAGAGCTTTTCGAGGCGGGGCGAACAAGACCGCCCCGCCTTGTTTCCTTGAAGTAATAAACAAATATCTTGCAACTGTTCCGGTGGAACAGTTGCAACGGAGTATGCCCCAAATAAGCAATTATTCTACCTTTTCCTCCACCGCTTCCAACTGACTTACCAAGCAATCCAGCTGGCAGGCAACTGTTCCCGAGTGCCCATCCTCCTGAATCCGATACTGGGACAGTCGACACATCCGATACCGTATGCCATCCAATACCGCTGTAAACGTGGTCTGCTCCTGCAACGCTGTTTCCAGAGCCAGCAACAGTTCCGCTGGTGGGTCTGTCCGGAGAAATCGCCCCTCCATGTGTAGCACTCTAGAACGAATTGCCTGATTGGTAAAGACCGACATTCCAGCAATGGTGGTTTGTTCTGCGAATTTCCGGATACCCGTGAGTTGATACTGTTCGACATAAAAAATATGCGAACCGATTGAAACCGGAAATGTTCGTTTTTCTTGAACAGTGCAAGTATATGCCATCAAACATCCTCCTTTGCAGCAGCCTGTTCTATTTCAGATTGAAAGAATCCGAACAGCTGGCAGGCTGCAGTAATGGTTTGCCGATTGAGTAGGCGGTCTGTTTTGGGTGCAGAAAGCTGAACCGTTTGCAGATTCTGTTGCTGCATGAGCACTGGCAAAATCTCCGCTGTGAATGTTCCAGACAATTCCGCAGCATGCGTTTCGATTGGCATCAGTAGCGTAACCGCAACTGTTGCAGAAAAAGGAACGGTTTCCTGTTCGCTGCGAAAAACAGGTGCTTCTGTCTGGCAAGCCTGTAAATTCAGCACGACGAATGGAGTGGCTTTCTGAGCAGCTGGCATGTGATCATATGCCAGATAAACCGGCATCGGCAGTGCTTGCAGTTGGTTCTGTAGTTGGTTCAGAATTTGCAGCATCTTCTTTTCGCTCCTCTCCATTGAGATGGGTTCGTTGAAAATAAAACTGTCGGTCAAGCAGCATCGGGCTGCACATCTGTTGGTACTGTTCCCGCAGCTTTCGAGCAGCTGTAATCTGCTGATTGCGGTCGGCTTGCTGTGGAGTTGTTCCGGCATAGGTGCAGGCAGTCTGCTCTTTGGTTGCCAGTAAAATTTGATAGGATTCATTGGCAATTGCCGCTGCCAGCAATTGCAGTGGCTGTAAAGTTGGGTCTACATTGGGCTTTAAAGCATCCGTGACAGTGGTCACCGCTGTGGAAATGAGTGCCTCATAGGGCTGTACATCCTCCAACTGCGTCAACATTTGAAAAAAGCATCGAACCTGTTCCAATTTCATTCGTTCCCACCCCCATTATTTCATTTGAAACTGCTGTAAGCTGGCAGTAGCTTTTGCTTTTTCTTCTGCTGGCTGTAACTGCGAATTGCCCGTGGAACGCACTTCGTTTCGCAGCTGCTGCCGCAAATCCAGCAGTTCTGGAAATGTCATCCGTTCTGCTGCCTGTAATAGGCTTTTCTGTAATGGCTGCCCACTGAGATAACAGAGCGTTACCAACTCTTTGCGAATATCTTCTTCCGCAGCGGAAAGCTGAGCCTGCTGACTCTGTAACTGCTTCTGAAGAACGGTAATCCGGTCGTGGTCGGCAGAGCCGCCATACTGTTTCGTTACGCCTGCGTTTCGCTGAGCTGGAACAGCAACAAAACTCCATTCATAGGCATCGGTAATATCAGATAAAATCGTGTGGCAGAGCATACCCTGATAAAGTTCTCCCTGTACATGGGGGCAGCCTGTCAATCGGCGGTCTTTTCCGCAGATGGAGCAGGTGTGGGAACGGGCACTGCAAGAAATGCTGACTTCTTTTTTGATGCCAGCATCAATTTCCCGAATGAAATCTGCATTTCCAGCAGTTCGTACCATATAGGCATTTGCTTTCAGACAGGTATAGGGAACGCCTGTGCTGGTCAGCTGTTCCGGATGTGTTTCCAGACGAGTGGAAAAAATACGGGCAGTCTGGTTTTTTCCAGATGGGTCGTGGTCAAAGATACCCGTTTTTCCGACAAACAGCGTTTTCAGTGTTTCCAGAGCGGAATCTGAAAACCGTTCAAAATCTCGGTCAACTTCATTATCACAGAGCAAAACGTCCAACAAATAGACTTCATCCAAAGTGTGTGTTCTGCGGGTAAACTGGTTCAGTTCCTGTAACAAAGCATCCTGATTCTGTTGTGTAAAATCCATACAAACAACCTCCTAAAAAGTTTTGGTTTCATATCAAGCCGCAGGCAAATGAAAAGTTTTTTGATCCAACAATTTTTCAAAAATGTTGGCGAGGTGTGGGCGAGTAGCCCACATTTGCGAAGCAAATTTTATTGGTATCCAATTTGCAATTTGTTTTCCTTGTTGCAATCGCACATTTTTAAACTTTCCCGTTCGAATTTGGAAAATCAGGGAGAAACAAAGGCAAAAATTCAAGCAAGGCAACGGGGCGATTGCAGCACGCTGGCAGGCAAAAGCAGGGGTAGAACCCCCTTTTGCCGGACGGTTCAGACCACTTTCCCGAAGAGCATTTTCTCATTGCTTTCTATATTGCCTTAAAAACATTCTCCATGAAAAATCCCCACCCACCCAACCCATACAGTAAAAGAATTAAACCGTCATCTTATGAACCGCATTTTTGGTCAGAACTCGGAAACCGCACTGGAGCGAAACCGAGATGGCTTCCAGCTGATTTTCAATCAGACGGTCTGTTTCCAGAATCAAGTTCGAGCCAGTCACCATTTCAAGGGCGAAATTCTTGTCTACGCCCAGAATCACAGTGTCGCTCATCTGCGGAACTTTGCACAGAATCGTGCCGAATGGCAGCCGAACCTGTCCCTGTTCCACTGGTACAACATCTTCCATTTCGCTCATAGCGAGGATGGCAGCGGCATTCTTCGGGGAAACCAGCAGCAGATTCATGTCATACGTACTGAATTTTCCGTAGAGGGTGGCGAGGTCGCTGTAAGCCAGTGCACTGCCAGCCTTTGCAGTGGTAGAACCAACCGTAGTGGTCAGCGTTGTAATTGCCTGCTGCATCAAAGCCTGTCCCAGCTGCATACCGACACTCTTCAGGAGCACAGCAAACACATCCAACCGCTGCCGACGAACGGCTTCATAAGAAGCCTTTACCAGTCTGCCGTACTTGTTCAAAGTCAGGGCAGTGGTTGCCTCCAAAATGGTGGAGCTGGTCATTGCTGCCCCCTGTGCAACCGTTCCGTATGCATCGGTTTCCGTGATGGTGCAGCCCAGATACTGACTGCTGTCCGTGTGAGTTTCCACAGCGGTCAAATCAGACAACATGGAAGCGTCAATGCCCTGCTGTACGGCACGGCGGACAAATTCCGGGAACAGCACTGCACTTTCTGTGCTGGTAAAGAACTTTTCCACCCGGTCGCACTGTGCACCGCTGATGCGGATATCAAACCGCTTCAGCTGCCGTTCGTAGGCATCCAACCCAGCGAGGGGGGTATCTGCATACTGTGCAGACGGGTCGAGTGCTTCCAGAGCCTGTACAAAGCTCTTGTTGGTCAGATGATACAAACCCTTTTCCAATTTCAAATTCTGATACATAAAACAATCTCCTTTTTTGATTTAATTTTTTTGCAGGTTCTGTTCAATCTGCATGGCTTGTGCCGTATGCAGACGAGCGAGAGCCTGTTCGGTTTCATCCTGTAAGTTGATGGTATCCCATTCCACGGAAATTTCTGCCGTAGAACCGATGGTACGCAGAAAAGCGGTGCAAATCTGCTGAATAACGGGAGTCAATAGCCGGCGGTAATATTCCAGTTCGGAAGTCAAAATATCTGCCTGCTGGGTGCTCATTCGTTCTGTGGAGGACCAGTTCAGCCCGAGCAGAAAGGGCGGAATAGAGAGCTTGGAAACAATCTGTTCCAACAGCTGCCGAACAGGGATTTCCGTGTCCAGCAGGGGATTTTCTGCCCCAATGACTTTGATGTCCACATCACCAGCACAGATAAAATCCCGTACTTCGCCGCTGGAACTGTCCCGCATACCGGCAGCCCATTCCTTTGCAATGGCTTTCACTCGTTCTGTGGTATATGCCCGTTCAGTCGGGTCATCTGAGGGGTGATAGGTGACTGCATAGCGGATATTGCCGATGCGGTCATAATTCTGTCCGATGCATTCATAAATGCGGAGCAGGATGCTGCAAAGAGCCGAAATGCCGTGCAGAACAGAAACGCCGTAAATCTGCCCAGCCGGAGGATGCAACGCACAAAACAGCAGCCGTTCCGGATGGGGCAGCGGTCGTTCTTCGGGCGAGCCGTCTGTCATCCGTAGAAAGAAGGCTCTGCCGGATTTTTCGGGTCTAAGATAGACCAAATCGGGTTCGGCACAGTGCAGCCCAGTGATGCATCTGCGACGGCTGTCAACGAGCAATTCTCCGAGGGCATTGCCGCAGGTGAGCAGGCTGTCGAGAAAGCGGTCGGTAAAACTCTGTAAGCCCTGACCGCTGAAATCGCAGGGAATCTGCTGGACGAACCCATCCAATTGCTTTTGAACAGCCGGGTCAGAAGCAATGACGGAATAACTGCCTGTGAGGCGAACAATCTTGCTTAAAGCAGCGTCAATAATCGGAACAGCATAGCGAAGCTGCCGATAGAGCTGCTGTGTGGTTTCATCCTGTCGGAGCAGGGAGAAATCCCGATGCTGTTGTCGTTCCGCAGAGATAAGAACAGAGGGAGCAGCGGCAGGTTTTTTTCGATGAAAAAGTGACAGGGGAAACACCTCCTTTTTGAATTAAAAAGTTTTTCGGTGCAGCAGTTTTTCAAAAATGCTGCCGAGGTGTGGGCGAGTAGCCCACATTTGCGAAGCAAATTGTATTTTGCAATTTGGTTTTCCTAAGAGTAGTATTTTGCAAATGTCATACTAACGGAGAATCTCGCTGAAACTGCATCTATTTCTCATCTCCTTCCAATGGCAGCCGTAAAGAAATCATCTTCTGCTTTCCGGCGAAGTACCGTAGAAACGAAATATCGGACATCATCCATCGCATGGTCAAACTCTTTTTTCGGAGCATCCCCATGCCGAGCATCTTCCCAGCAATACATTCCGAATTCTCGCAGTGTGTCGGTACAGGCAGCAGAAAAACGAATTTGTTCCTGCTGCAAAGCTGTGCTGACTCGCTGAATCCCAGCCAAAACGTCATTGTCTGCCCGAATCACTCGAAATCGTCCGTGTTGGGCAATGCACGCAATCATGCTGGCAGCGGACGGGTCAATGATAACGGCTTCAATGGTTCGATTTCCAGCAAGGGCTTCCAGTGCTGTATAATGGGCTTCATCCGTACGGGAACAGCCTTCTTTTCGGGCATCGTAATAATATTCCTGCAAACGATACCAGATTTGGTCTGTTTTGCAGTAGCCCCAAAGCCCGAAAGAGGAGGGGTTGACCGTTCCATAATCGCACGAAATATAGAACTGTTCGCATTCTGGTGTGTTTGCAACCACATGACGTTCTTTGGAGAACATCGGATAAACCACACCGCTGGAAACCGTCCATTTTCCCAGTACAAAGCGGTCATAAAAAATGCCGCTGTAAAGCCGTTCGTATCGTTGTCGAACCCGTTCGCTCAGTCCCGGATTGTCTGCCATGGTAAAGTGCAGATACAACGCCCGTTTCTGTGCTGCCTTTTGAATCCATTCCCGATAAAACCAATGGTAAGGATGGTCGGGGTTGCAGTTAAACCACATCTTTGCAGTGTGCAAACTGCATCGTGCCAATGCCTGTTCGACAAAGGTTCTTGGCATCAGTGCGACTTCATCCAAAAAAACACCGCCCAGTGTAATTCCCTGAATCAGGGCTGCACTGCTTTCATCTTTTCCGCCGAACAGATAAAACCGATTGCTGTGGTTGCCGAGAGCAATTTCCACATAGTTGCGGCTGCTCTTTTCTGTGCAGGAAAATCCGAGTGTTTGCAGAGTCTGCAATAGCGGTGTTACCACATTTCGCCGTAAGGCAGTAATGGTTTTTCCGCAGAGTGCAAAGGCAGTGCCTTGAAAGCAAGTGGTTGCCCAGCAGACAAATCCCAGCGACATGCAGACGGTTTTCCCACTTCGGACAGCTCCATCACAGATAATCGCATCATAATCCCGATACTGTGGCAATGCCCACCAGCGTAAAGCTAGCTTTTGTTTGGGAGAAAACGGTTTAAACGCTGTCTGCAT